GGTCACGTTCCCGGCATACGAAGCAACGTCAATTCAGGCAAGAGGCCTGTCCGATGCGCTGGAGAGCGCAAAGGCATCACTGGAGAGTGCAAAGGCGGAAGCTGAAGCGATCGAGCGGAGAAAACAGAAAATCAAGTTACTCATGGAGGTATGACATGGAGCTCAAAGACATGACAGTCGAACAGCTCGAAGAGCGCAAGGCGCAGATCGTCACGGAGCTGGACGCTCCGGAAGCAGACCTGGATGCGCTTGAGAGTGAAGCAAGAAGCATCAAAGAAGAACTTGAAGCAAGAAAAGAAGCCGAAGCCCAGAAGGCAGAGATCCGCGCAGCGGTAGCCAACGGCGCCGGCGAAGTAATCAAAACATTCGAAGAGAAAGTTGAGGAACCTAAAATGTTTGGAATCGAGACAAAAGAATATCGCGATGCATTTATGGCAAACCTTGTCGGACAGGCAACTCCGGAACAGAGAGCGATCCTCGCGGACAACTCCGCGTATGGTGACGGCCTTTCCCTCCCGGTCGGTCTTGACAAGGAAATCTGGGATCAGGTAACGACAGCTCATCCGATCCTGGCGGATGTTGACATCCTCAGAAGCGGCATCGCGATCAAAGTAACCAAGATGACACCGGCAGCCATCTCTAAGAAGATGGACTCCGCTGCTTCTGCAGAGCAGACCTTCACGGGCGTGGACGTCACTCTGGTAGGCGCGGACTATCACACCTATGTAACCCTGTCCTATGCGGAAGCTAAGATGTCTCAGGGCGCTATGGAACGCTTCCTCGTCAAGGAAGTCGCTGACGCGATCGGCGAAGCCCTCGCGAAAGACGTATTCGCCCGGATCCTGAGCGATGCAGGCGCAGGCCAGAAAGTCACTCCGGCGCAGGGATCTACCATGTTCGAAAACATCAAGGCTGCCATGGCTCTTGCCATTCAGGCTCGCCGCCCGGTCATTTACGCACCGGCAACTGCATATTATGAGATCGTCGGCGCGATCGCACAGGGCAGCCCGTTCAACATCGGCAACACCCTCGGATGCGAAGTTAAGCTCGACAGCGCTGCCACAAAGGTCACGATCGTTGATCCGTCCATGTTCGTACTGAACGTCATCCAGGACACGATCATCGAGTCCGAGCGCGATGCGAAGAACGCTCAGTTCGTGATCGGCGGCTACATGAGAGCAGAAGGCTGCCTGCGTAAGACGACGGCTGCGGCCTACATCAACTAATGAGGCTCAGGGCACTCGCAGACGTACTTGAGAACGAGAAAAAGCACAAGACCGGCACGGAGTTCGAGACGGACAAAGAGACCGGTCTTGTCCTCATCAAATACGGTTATGCGGAAGAAGTAAAAGAGAAACCGGCGAGAAAGCCGGCAAGGAAAACAACCAAGGAGTAAACAATGGCAGACAATGCACTGGTAAGCGCCGCAAAGCTGGCGGCAAGAATCAAGACGGACGCATTTGACGACCAGATCGACATGCTGCTCGATGCGGCCCTGCTCGATATGGGGCTTGCCGGTGTTGTTGTGCCGGCGGAGCTGGACGCACTGGTCAAACAGGCTGCAATCACCTACTTCCTCATGAACTTTGGAGAACCGGACGAATACGACCGGCTGAAAAAGTCCTATGACGAGCAGAAGGCTCAGCTGTCGACAGCGACCGGATATACGAACTGGGGGGAATGATGGACAGATCAGAAGTCATTACTCTGGTGAAGGAGACGCAGGTCAGAAACGACTTCGGAGTATATGAGCCTGTTACGGAAACAAGGGACGTGTTCTGTCAGGTGAGGTCAATCACCCGGTCGGAGTTCTTTGATGCGGGTCGGAACGGTCTCAATCCGGAATTCGAATTTGACGTTTTCTCCGGAGATTACGAAGGCGAGCGGACAGTGGTCTTCAGGGGCCAGAAGTACGCAGTCTATCGGACGTATCAGGGGCGGACAGACGTCCTTGAACTCTACGTCCAGAGAGAGGGCGGAACCAATGAGCAAGTATCAGGTCAGTAATTCCTCAAGCTTCAATTTCGCGGACTACGTCGAAAAGATGCTCATGCAGTACGGAGTAGACGTAGCGGACGCGGTTGACACGTCCTGCAGGGAAGTGGCGAAGGAAGCTGTCCAGAAACTGAAAACAAACTCCCCGAAAGGGAAGAAGGGAAAGTACGCAAAAGGATGGGCGGCCATGTTCGAAAAAGGCCGTCTCCAGACGAGTGCGACCGTCTACGGAAAGAGCGGGACGTATCAACTCGCGCACCTGTTGGAACACGGACACGCCCGAAGGGGCGGCGGACGGAATGTCGACGCAATCGTCCATATCTCACCGGTTGAGCAGTGGGCAATTGACGAAGTGCAGGACAGGGTCGTGGAAAAGATAGGAGGATGACATGACATACAAAGAGGTCAAACAGATGATAGAGGACATCGGATTCCCGAGCGCCTACTATCAGTTTCCCGATAACACGGGACAGCAGCCTCCGTTTATCTGCTTCTTCTATCCGGAAGACCGCGATTTCCAGGCGGACAACTCCAACTACCAGAAAATCAGTCACTTAGTAATTGAGCTATACACCGACACGAAGGACTTCAGCGCGGAGGCAGCGGTTGAGACCGTACTCAGAACCAACGGCATTTCATGGACGCGGGAAGAGACGGCACTCGACTCTGAACGGATGTACGAGGTTATCTTCGAAACGGACATAGTCATAACAGAAGGAGATAGCAATGGCTAATAAGATTAAATACGGCCTTGATCAGCTTTACTTTGCTCCGATCACAGCCTTTGATGCTACGGGTGCTCCGACATACGGAACTCCGGTCAGGATCCCGGGCGCGGTCTCGATCTCGCTGGATCCGCAGGGCGACAGCACACCGTTCCATGCGGACAACATCGTCTATTTCGTCGGCTCTGCAAACAACGGCTATGAAGGCGACCTTGAAGTTGCTCGTATTCCGGATGCTTTCAAGACAGCGATTCTTGGATTCATCACTGACGGCAACGGAGCCATGATCGAGGACGCAGACGCGGAAAGCAAACACTTCGCGCTCCTGTTCCAGTTCAAGGGCGATGAAAAAGCGACCCGTCACGTCATGTTCAACTGCGTGGCAACGCGTACGAACGTTGCTTCCTCGACCAAGACGGACACTGTTGATCCGCAGACCGAGAGCATCACGATCACGGCGACAAGCTGCTACAACGCGGCTCTGGGCAAGGAAATCGTTAAGGCTGAAACCAACAGTGAAACACAGGCAACTGCGTACAACGCATGGTTCGAATCGGTTTACACACCGACAGCATTGTAAGGAGGAAATAATGAAGGATTCCGTACAGATCGGAAATAAACAGATGGAGATGGTCGCTAATGCGGCCACTCCTTTTGTATATAAGCAGATTTTCCATAAGGATTTGCTTCTGGAAATCAACAATATGAGCGGGGACGCGCCGGACGTGGCGTGCTTCACCCGTCTCGCTTTTGTAATGACTAAGCAGGGAGAAGGGCTCGATATGAAGGCTCTCATGGACCTCAAGGAAGCGGACTTTTTCACATGGCTCGTTGATTTTGAGCCTATGGATTTTGTCCAGGCAACCGGCAGGATCACGAACCTTTACTTTGGGCAGACCATTGCAATGTCCGTCCCAAAAAGCGCGGGCGAGTGACGGATCGCCCGTATACGACAGGACTTTATCTGCTCCGTATCACCGAACTCGGGCTGAGACCGTCAGATCTGCCTCTTTTCGAGTACGGGACGATTCTCGACATGATGACGGAGCGGTCGAACGATAACGAAGAATACGACACTCTTGCAACGCAGGAGGATATGGACAGGTTTTAATCTATGGCAGCATCGAGAATTAAGGGTATCACAATCGAGATTGACGGTCAGGTAACAGGGCTGCAGAAAGCGCTGGGAAGCGTCAACAAGGATCTGAGGGATACTCAGGCAGCCTTAAAGGACGTCGATAAGCTCCTGAAACTGGACCCGACAAACGTGAACCTCCTGAAGCAGAAGCAGGACCTTTTGCGGAAGGCTATCGAGGACACTAAAAAAAAGCTTGATACCGAGAAGGAAGCGCTCCGACAGCTGAAGGATGCGGACCAGACTCCGGAAGTCAAGGCGCAGATGGAAGCCCTGGAGCGCCAGATCGCGGCGGATGAGCAGTCCTTAAAGAGCCTTAAGGGGTCCATGAAGGACTTCGGCTCCGTGGCAAAGCAGGAGCTGCAGGCCGTCGGCGGAAAACTCCAGGAAGTCGGGCAGTCGGTTTCGGACTTTGGAAATAAGCTTGCACCGGTATCCGCTGCAGCCGCTGCCTTTGGCGGGTCCATGCTCAAGATGGGCTACGACGCGGTCAAGAACGCAGACGACCTGAACACGCTTGCCAAACAGACCGGACTGAGTACGGAAGAGATCCAGAAGATGCAGTACGCGTCCGATCTCGTGGACGTCTCGTTTGACGACATCTCCGGCGCTCTTCGGAAAATGAAGGGCAACATGGACGGGCAGGCCGATACATGGGCCAAACTCGGCGTTGCAACAACGAACGCAGATGGATCCATGCGAAATGCCACGGATGTGTTCTATGATGCGATCGAAGCGCTTTCCCATGTTGAGAACGGAACCGAGAGAGACCAGCTTGCAATGAGCCTCTTCGGGAAATCCGCAGACTCCCTTGCCGGAATCGTGGATGATGGCGGCGCTTCGCTGAAGCAGTTTGGCGACCAGGCGGAAGAGATGGGACTGATTCTTGATCAGAACACCATTGATTCACTGAATGCCACGAACGACACGATCGACCAGTTAAAGGGACAGCTTGCCGGCACGATGGCGCAGGTAGGCGCGGACGTCGCTTCTATTCTTGGACCGGCGCTTGAGAAGGCCGCCGAGGTGATTGGACAGGTAGCAGAAGCAATCCGAAGCCTCACGCCGGAGCAGGAAGAAATGATCCTTAAGATTGCCGGTATCATCGCGGTAGCGGCTCCGGTCATTTCCATAATCGGTGGAATCATCAGCGGCGTCGGAACATTAGTATCAGCTATTGGAATGCTTGCTTCACCGGTCGGAATCGTGATAGCAGCCATTGCCGCAGCCATCGCGATCGGCGTGGCACTCTATCAGAACTGGGATAAGATTTGCGAATGGGCCAACACTCTGAAAGAGAAGGTCGTTGAAGCTTGGGAAGGCGTCAAAG